GTCTATAAACAGCCTATCTTTGCGTTTGAAGTCTGCCAGATAACCACTTTTGGGCTCCAAGTCCACGTTATACAAAAGGTTTTCTGCGTCTCTTATGATCGCACTTACTTTTTCTCGACTATTTAACCAATTACTATCGCCCTCAACATCCCTCTTAATCAGGTCGATGAAGCCATCTGGATCTAAATAGAATTCTGACCTAGACGTACCTGTGGCTTCTATGATTCCCGGAAACTCTTTTTCAAACTCGTTGGCGACAAGGTTGTCAAAGTCTTTTCTTCCACGCCTAGAAAAGAGGCCCGGCGCTGACCTTGGGGTAATTCCTTTAGATCGCAGCTCATCTGCCGCCCTACCTTCTGGGTGGACCTGCAATGTCGCCCCGTCAACTTCAGGGCTCCTCCTAATAAATTCAACAAGCGGCTTCACAAAACGTGAATCGTCTTTTTGAGCCTGCTCTAAGCTATCTAAAATTGCGGCGCTTAGATCAATTCCTTCACTCTCTACGCCTGTTAGCCTTGAAGAATTTACAAAATCATCCGCCCTGCCAAGCTCCGAGAACTCAACTGGCTTTCCTGACGGCGTCCTAATGAAGTCGCCATCAGATGTAATCCTTACTGCAAATCCATCACGAATATGAACAACAGTTCCGCCGTTTTTATTCGCAAAATCATTAGCTTTTTGCTGTGAGTCAAACGCTAGTGGGGTTCCACTATCATCTCCTGCGAGATATGACGGTCTAGAGATGTATCCCACCCTATCTTGAACTGGCTCCTGGAATTCGACTCCAGAGGACCGGAATATAGGCGCTTGACTGCGCACATCGCGACCATCAAAAAATCTTGTTACATCAACAGACTGATCTGTGGCGAATTGCCTGAATGAAATTTCAGCGGCGTCTTTTTCTAGCTTTGGGTCAAGTCGCGCTCTTTGCGCCCTGCGACCGAGAACTCCAGCCACCGCGCCAACGCCGCCACCGAACAACAGGCCAAATCCAACATTGGTAAGGGCATCGGCCATTGTGTAATCAAGCTGCTGCTGCTTGGATAGCCCGTAGTAGATAGGCTCCACAAGCGCTTGCCCTACAGCGCCTTCTGTTGCACCGATAGCAACCCTGCCACCTACCTGACCCAATCGGGATACAGCCCGCGCCTTCAATGCTGGACCGGCAACAGGAATGAATGTGGTTGCGACCTCAAGAGGGTCTGTTGCCATAGCCGCAAGTCCCGCGCCGAACTTCAGAAGACCCGCGCCAAGTCCTTGCGGGCTTTTCTCAATCAGAGCATTTCTGATAATTTCCGCACGTTTGTTGTCTGCAAGAATGCGAGCCTGTTCATTCGTCATTGGACGATCAAACGTCAGGCCAAGCTCCCCGTATTCCTCAGTTAGCGCTTCAGGTGGTTGCAGCCTGCCTTGCTCAATCGCATCTTGTGTGAGCGCGTTGATTTGTGTTTGCTTTTCACTTTGCAGCGCTTGGATCTCAGCCAGTGCGTCATCGCGCTCCTGGCCGTCTTGCAGAAATTCAACATTTGCTTCAAGCGCACGAATGCGACGTTGCCGCTCAAATTCAGCTTCCCTGACGCGGTTCTTTTCTTCCTCAGTGAATGCGTCAGTAGTATTGCCAAGCTCCCAGCTTTTAGCCGCAAGCTCGCCCATGGTTGGGGTTTCATAGACTGCCCGCAGACCTGTGCCTAGTGAGACAGTAAGGTCTGGGCCACTGACTTCACGCAAAAGCCGGTGATTTGCAAGTGGCCTGTTTAGTGGTTCTGCCATGTATTATCCCCCAAATAGGCCGCTAAAGAATCCACCTGATGTGGCTGGTCGCGTTGCGGCCCGCGAATCCCTGACAGCCCCGCCGCCGTATTGCTCAAATGCTGCTGGCGCTTCAGTGCGAACATCGGTGATGTCGCCAAACAAGACCTCGTATTCATCGCCGTCTTTGTTTGTGACAGGCAAGAAAAAGCCACCAACTTCAATATTGAGAACAGCACCGTCACCAGTTGAATTATTTAACCAGATACCATCTTTTGCAGCCTGGATAAACACTTCAAGGTCTGCAAATTCAGGAAGTCTTGGATCATCCAGAGGAGCAGGGTCAAAGTCTCGCAAGGCTTGCTCTGCTGTTGCCGCTTCTAAGCCAAGTGACACTTGCGTTTCCGTGAACTCATTGGGAACAATCACCTTTACATTCGGCTCATCAACCACGACTTCGGGGAAGATCTGTTCAAACGCACGTGCTGATGCGGCGCTAGCGTCCTCGCCACGTCGAATGTATGTCATGGCTAGGCGTTGTGCGACATCAAAATTCCTGTTGAAAGTCTGAGCGGCCTGACCTGACAAGTCGCCAATCTCGAACACTTGGCGGTATTCCTGCGCTTCATCAAAGATTGCCTCATTCATCTCTGTATAGGAGATAGTCGGAACAGACTTCTTGAGGTCAGAAAGCTTTTCCCCGCGCAGTCCAAGGATCTCGGTCGCTAGGGCTGGATTGTCAGCATGGCGCAGTGCCACGGTGTATTCTGGGTCAAGGCCCGCTCGCTCAAGGTCTTGGATTACTTGCCCACGACGATTACCCCACGGGGCAAGCAAGGATTGAAGCTGTTGAGCCGTAACATCCTGCTCACCTTCTTCAAGTGATCCAACAATCTGTGTCGCAACGCCAGCGGGCAACACTTTGCGCAACGGGCCACGAACTCCGATACTGTCATAGATCTCATTCTGGCGCTGAGTATATGCGCTTGCAGCCGCAATAGCCTCTTGCGGGCTTATCGCCCCAGCCACGCGGGAATACAACCCCTCAAGATCTTGGTTGGTCCTCTGGATGTATCCAGCCGCATCTTCGCGCAGCGCTTCATTGCGAGCGTTCACGGCCCCTACATAGTTCGCATATTTCTGCTGATCCCTGACGGTATTGCCGGGACGCTGCACAGCCTCTGCTAGTTGAGTGACCGTAGATTCAATCTCATCTGGCGTTTGCGTCCGAACCCTATTGGTTAGCTCTGCATCCTCTAGCGCCTGTCGGAACTGGCGTTGGAGTTGCTCGCCTGCCTTTTGATCTGTTTGATACAGGTCTGCAATCTGACGCTCAATCTCTGTCTGATTTTCCAGTCCCTCGCCAGTAGCAGCATAGAACGCAACCGTCTCTGTGATGTTCTCAGCCAGAATGCCACGGTCAATCGCAACTTGCTCTTTGTACTTACGCTCTCCCTCTTTCAGGAGGGTCTGACGGGTGTCATAGTCCAGCACATCATAGCGCGCATCAGTTGGGCCTTGACGGGCGAATGTAACGCCACGGCTTGCAAGACCTTGGTTGATGCCCTCAGAGAACCACTTCCCGCCCTCAGTGTATGGCTGGTTTTTATTATACCACAGAGCCAGACCGCCGGGGCCTTTGCCTCCCTTACTGCGGAAGTCAACGTGAATGGTGCCGTTGTCATAGTGTCCGACACCCCGCGCGCCCGATGCAACGAACAGGGAGATAAGCTGCTCTTTCTCAGCGTCATTGTAGCCAGACACATCAATATCAAATGCATCGCCGTGAGTGTGGCGGCTATCGGTCGAGAAGCTTGTTTTGTTATTGTGGTCCTGACTGCGGAAGCCACTGGTGATCCTCAGTGCGCCCTTGCCAAATGCAGCGGTCACATCATCCAGCACGTTAACTGCAGCTTGGTCAACCTTCGCATCCTGAAAGCGGTCATTGCGGAAGTCAGCCCAATTGTAGAACTGAGATTCCATATCTTGCGGGCCAACCATCGCCTCGCCAAACTTGTACTGGTTGACAGCGGTTGTGCCAGAAATCCCGCCAAGGATATTGCGCACATATGGCTCAGTCTCGGAACGCTTAGGCAAGACAGAATAATCGCGTCCAGCTTCAAGCCATTTTTTAGCATTGGCTGGGCCTGCATTATACGCAATCAGAGCGGCCTCAATATCTCCATCAAACGCATCGAGTTGCTTATTCATGTAGTATTGGCCGTACTGGCGACCAATCTCAGGATCTTGCAGATAGGCTTGCTGTTCGGAGATTGACCCGTTTGTCGGATAGTTCGCGTCTCCGATCTCTTTAGCAATGTCAGCACCAGTGGCAGGTATGACTTGCATAATTCCTGCTGCGCCCTTGGGGGAAATAGCCAACGGATTGCCCCCGCTCTCTTGCTTTTCCATAGCAGAGAACAGAGTGCCACGTTGTGCATCAATGCGCTGTTGCTCTGTACCGCCACCAAGGGCAAGCACAGCATTCAGCGGGTTATTGTTAAACTCATTCCGCCACAGGGCCGCCGCTGCATCCTTACGCCATCCGCGTTCAAGCTGACGTTTCTCTTGACGGGACAAGCCAGATTCAGCAATCAAGGAACGTCCAGTTGCCAGTGCCTCATCAAAGGATATATCCCCGTCAATGATCCGGGTGCGCAGGTTCTCCGCCTGAGACCCGATTTCATCGCGATAAAACGTGGTCCGGGCTTTGTACTCAACGTCGTCAGCCGCGCCAAGGAATTGGTTCTCAAACCCAATCAGCTTGGCATTGTACTGCGCCTTTTGTTCCTCTGGAAGTTCGTTAAAGAAATTGTCCGCGTTCTGCTTGAAGGTTTTAAGCGCGTTTTCAGTCAGGCCAAATGCTCCAGGCTCTGCATCCCTACTGGCTTGGGTCAGTTGGCGAAGCTGCTCACCTTTGAAGCGCTCAAAGTCAGCCGCTGTCTTGAACTTCTTGGCCTCATCTTCTTCTTGCTTGATCTGGGCAGAAATACGTTCCGCCCCCTGACTAATGGAAGCAAGACCACGTGCGATAGGCGATGCGTCAACCACGCCGCCACGGAACTGAGAGCCGGGGCTTGCTGGTGCAGGCTGGCGAATTGTTTCTTGTGCTGTAGGAATTCGAGCCATCTAGTTAGCCTCCATACCTGTAAGGGCCGCTAGGCGCTGTTGCCCCGCCACCGCCACTTCCTCCAAATCTCTGAAATGCAGACTTAGCGCCTGCACTGCCCGCGATCTCTCCGATACCACCAAGTAAAGACCCAAACGCACTAACCTTGCCCTGCTTTCTAGCCACTTGGCCTCTATACCTTGCGCCCTGCGCTGCTCCACGCCCAGCCGACAACTCAGTAGCCGCCGCTCGCTCTGTCTCTGCTGCGGTTTCACCGAACAACCTTACAACAGATGGGTCTGCCGCGCCACCTTGCGCCGCCGCAATAGCCCTTTGTCGGGACTCCAGAAGCGCCCCCTCTTTACGTCGCTCAAGCGCCCTGCGCTGGGACTGTGCCTCAATTTCACGGGCCTCAGCTTCAGCCTGTTGCTGCTGTGCCTTGCCAGCACTTAGAGCGCCTGCGGTGCTAACCACCGTACTTGCGAGCGCCGATCCCAGAGCAATAGCCTCTAGACCTGTCATTGTTTTTCTCCGTGTTTTTCTGCTCGCCAGATCCAGACCTGCCGCCCTGCTTCTTCCCTGTCCGTTGGCTTGAACCCAAGACGGGACAGGAACTCACTTGCACGTGGAATGCGTTTGTCGCAGCTTGTCACCACTTCATCACATCCGCGAGATTTCATCTCATTGATTAGCCGAAAGGCGTATTTGTAAACAGAGGGTTTACGTGCCCATTTGCGCAGATCCAGAAACGCGACAACTTCACCAGCCTCATTTGCATAAACGCCGCCCATGCCAACAATCTGATTGCCAATCTTTGCAACCAGCCCCTCCCAAGGGTTTTGCAGGCGAGCGCCGTAGAACTGGAACATGTCCCGATCTGTTGCTTCTGATACAGTGAAGTGCTGCCCCATTAGATCCGGCCCTGACGTGTGCTAATAGATCCGCCAAGAGCTGTCCGTTGACGATTCTGACGGACGCCAAACCCACGCTGTGCCCGGTTCCAACTGCCGCTGCGAACCCGTGCCTCTTTCTCATCACGCGCATCACGGCTCTTAGCCTTGGCTAGGCGCATCCGGGCTTCTCTCTCAATCTTATCCCTGTCAGTGGATGACTGGTTGAGCCGCTGGACAATATCCAAAGCAAGCGCTGCGCTGATGTATCGGGCGAACAGGTGCGACCATGCTGCAATCCCCGCCTCTTCCGCAAAGTCAGTGGAGATGTATTCGAGATAGAGCGTATCAGTGTCAGAGTGCAGAAGACCTGCGCTGTCCTTAAACAGATCCTCAAACTCATAGACATAAGCGTCCCGGATATCAGGATACTCAGACGCCGCAATAGTAGCGATCCAGTCGTCAGGCTTTTGGAATGCGAACTGATACCCAATGGCGGGTGTTGCTGCAGGGTCAGCGTTGATTTGAACGGTCTTGATTGCAAAGTTCCACGGCGTCAATGAAAGCGCATCCAACACCACATCGGTGAAGGATTCATTCAAAGCCTGTACTTGCGGAATGTTGTCAGTGAGGGCTGCAATTGGCTGTGATCCAATGAGCCTCAAAGCGTCGTTATATACTGAAAGGCGAGTTGCCATGCGTGAACCTCGGACGTTTGTTTCCAGTAGTATACACGCAATCAGTTAACATGTTAAGCGGAAAGGATACAGACACCCTTCCCGCTCATCTCATTGGTCTGCGCTGCTTAGAGTGCTAGTTCTTTGGCGCGTTCTTCAGCCATAGCTTTGGACGTAAAGCCGTATTCCATGACTTCTTTCGACGCCTTATTGACAACGCGCCACTTGTGAGCGCCACCCCAAGTCACTTCAAGACCTTCGGGAAGCCCATCCTCGCCAATCTCATTGGTCGGGCCGCTGCCTTCTTCCAGCTCATCAAAGTACTCATCAGCATCCGGCGCAGCATACACGTTTAGAATCCGAATGTGAGCTTGGAAATTGTCAAATGCCAAGACGCGCAGGCGAACATCAAGTTCTTTACAGTCCGACAGAATGCTAAGTTCCATGCCTTCGCGAAAAGAGTTGAGATAGTTCGCGAAATACTGGGGATGCATGATTTCTTTGAGGGTGGTTCCTGCTTCCGGCCACAGCGCCATGCGGGCAATCTTGTAATCTGCTGGTTCGGAGCGTCCGCCGCCAAGTTTGCGGATATGCTTTTTGGCTTGTTCGGTCATTTCTTCGGTTCCCTAAACTAAATAAAGGTGGGCAAAGCGGGAGCCGAAGCCCCCGCCAAGTATCTTAGTCAGTGTCAGTGACGCTGATTGCAGTGCCGTCAGTCAGGTCTGCAGAGCCGTCGGCGGCGATAGAAGCAACCACCATCAACTGTGCAGCCAGAACCGGGCCGGTGCGGGTATACTGGTCAGTGAACGAGGTCCACTGGCGCAGGGTCACGAGGTCGCCCACGCGCATACCCTTTTCATCTGCATCGGTGATGTAACCAGCAACGCGAGCGGTTGCCGGAGCATCTTCACCGTCAAGCAGCCAGTGCTGCCAGTTTTGGCCGCTAAAGCCGCTCTCGATTACCGAAAGACCGTTTGGAATATAAACCATAACTTACCCTTTCCTTACGCGATGGCCTGAGTGTCATCGTGGATGATCTGCAGGACGCCGGGCTGCTGAAGCAGACGTGCACCCTGGAAGATCGTGTGGCGGGCATAGGAGTAGTCCTGCTCACCATCATAACCAACGTTGACGTGGATCATGTCGTTGTTGACCGCGTGACCAACTGCACCGCGAGCAAACGCATAACACTGAGCGTTGTTGCCGCCGATGTTAGGCAGGCCAGTGTGCGGCATGTGAGTTGCGCCAGCCCAGCGAACGGGGCGTTCTTTACCAGCAACACCACCAGCCAGAGGCTTTTCATCCACGTAGTCCGCGCTAGTGAACTCATCAAAGGTCTTGATGCGCGCCCAAGCTTTCGGTGTCCACAGGATGGTAATGTCGTCCGAAGAGTAGACGTCCTGCTCGTTCAGCTCAGAGATAATGTCAACCACGTTACCGAAGGTCAGGGTGATTGCGTTACCGTTGTTGAACTGGTTGGTTGCGGTCGAGAGAGCGTCATCAATGATGATCTGGTCAATCTCACGCGCGGCGGTCAGTGCGCCAGCCTGTTGCATCGCCATACGCAGATCGGACTGCGAGGTGAAGATGTTGAAGCTGGACTGGGTTTCCAGAGAGTGGAATTCTTCCAGAGGCACGTTGACCTGCGAGTCGGTACGCTGGCGGGACGGGATAAGGCCGTTAACGCCACGACGGACCATGCGAGGTGCAGAGCCTTGAATCGGGAAGACAGCGGTGTCGCCTTTAAAGACGAGTTCGCGGGTTACGGCGTCTTTCAGGTAGGTCTCGCCGCGCTGGAACTGCAGAACCCATTCGTCTCGGTACTGCTGTTCTACGATCTGATAACCGGACATAGGTTATCCTCCATAGTGTTTGATATAACGATGTGGGGTTGGTCGCAGTTTCTCTTGGGTGGCCGCAGATGCGGGGCAAGACAAAGCGAATGCGCGGGGCCGAAAAGACGGGGTAGCCGCGTTATGCAAATAAGATAACATGTTAAGTATTACGACGCAACCCTATGGGGTGTTAAGATTTCACAAAGAAAAACCCCGACACTTGGCCGGGGTCTTCTTCAATGTTCAGCTATGTAAAGTGGCTTAGAGCTTGCCGAGTTTCGCCAGCTTTTCGTTGATTTCTCGGATCTCCATTTGCACCCGGTCAGACTTGTATTCTTCCTTGTCTGTCAGGATGAGACCCATCAACTCTTTCTTGCGATCCTCAAGACCTCGCATACCAGCGGCGGTATCGCCAGCATACATTGCCACGCCGCCCAGTTGGTCAACAGCAGGCCCAGCCAGAAGGCGCAACAGGTTAGCGTTGTCCATCAGATAAGACCCGTCAGCCATACGCGCAGACCGCAGTTCCTTCGCGCCATCACCGCCAATCGTGTTATCCAGCAGCGCCCGGATAGCATTCAGGTTGCCATCGTATTCCTTGCCCCACTCATTGGTCAGGGATGCGACTGTTTCAGCCTGGGTTTCGTCGGCAGTCTGGTTCATCGCCTGCCGCTGGCTTTCGGCAAAGGACTCGTACCACTCAATAGTTTTCTGCGCATACTGAGGCGGCACATGGTTTTCATGCATGAACTCGCGGTAGGTATCCAGAACCGGCGCGTCTGCATCGGAGGATTCAAAGCTTTCGCCAAACTCTACCTTATAATCAGATACGTCCTCTGGAATGTTCAAGCGCTTGCGATATTCAGCCAGCTCTTCATCCGTGGGATTGTCTGGCAGTTCAGGTGCCATCTGGTTTTCTTTTTGCAGGCGGCTAATCTCTTGGCGTTGCTTTGCAAATGCATTGGCTAGGGCTTGTGCGGAACGGTAGCGTCCGAGAAGCTTCTGCAGCATCTCGTTATCACCAGCCATGAAGTCACGAATGTCGGTCCACTCTAGGGACGGCGCTGCTGCCTCTTCAGGTTCAGCTTCTTCCGCCTTTGATTCGGCTTCTTCCTCGGATACTTGTTCTTCCGTTTCAGCTTCCGGCTCCTTTTCAGGTTCAGCTTCAGTCGTATCTTCAAGTGTGCCGGTATCGTCGCCTGTGTCA